TTCAAAGGACGGGATAACCAATCTACAACTCTTTAAAATAATGGATTTTATCTTTTCAAATCCAAGTTTTATAAGAGTTATTTCAAACCGGACCGCATCACAGTTAGAAACGTGGGCAAGTGTAGATATAAAGCAATTGGTTGGTGGAATGGAACCAGAAGAAAAGGTTCAGAAACTCTCGAATTTAGCGAAAAGAAAGTCAGGCGGTGGAAGAGTTGCCATAAACATTCAAAACTCGAAAACGGTGGAGTTTCGCATCTTTAGAGGCACTCTAAACTGGAAAACATATCAGAAGAATATCCAGTTCGTTCACAGTGTCTTGGAGTTCACTAAGAAAAACGGGTTAAGAAATTTCCTCAGGGAAAACACCTTACCCGCCTATCTGGATTTTTTAGCAAATAACCAGAACGAATACCCGGAGTTGTGTCTGTTCATTTTCAACAGGTTTTTTTCATTCGAGGCCATAAACAAAGGTAGGAAAATACTTGGAACGAACTTTCCTCTAGAAATAAAAAAGACCCTTGAAAGGGTCGTAAGGAGCAGAAAATAAAGTGTGTATAGCCATATTCAAACCAAAAAACAAGTCTATAAAAAAGAAATACTATAAGACCTCATTCAATGAGAACCCGGACGGAGCGGGGTTTCTTTATGTAGAAAATAACCGCATCACCATTCACAAAGGGTTTTTTACCTTTGCTGAGTTCTGGAGTGCTTACTCTAAACTGAATACAGTCAACCTCCCAATGATCATTCATTTTCGCATTGCGACTCATGGAACGATTGACAAGGAAAACTGCCACCCATTCATTGTAAATAACGAGCTAGGGTTTGCCCATAATGGGATCATTGATATTAAGACAAAGGGGAATGAATCAGACACCTCTGCATTTAATAGGAGGATATTAAAGAAGATTGAAAACCTACCCTATATGCTTCAAAATTCGGATGGGGTGGTAAAACTCATGGCTAAGAGTGTAGGAAGTTCTAAACTTGTCTTTTTAGACGTGTACGGGGAACACAAGATCATAAATGCCCATTTAGGAACGTGGGAAAATGGCTCATGGTTTTCTAATCACTCTTTTAAACCAAGAAAGAAGTACAACTTCGGTTTGAAAAAATGGGGAGGATACTCTATAAGGGCGAACGGCACTATCTCATATCTGGATAAATGCACGTGCGGAAACCTCTTACAAGATTCTTATGAAAAGGAAGAGGGGTTGTGTTGGGATTGCATCGATGATAGTGACTATTCCTATACCCAACTAACAAACCAACCCTCACAAGGTCGGTTTCAAAGCTAGGGAGGCGGAATGATGTTCAAAGGAAATAAAGAAAAAACAGAGGCCTTTAAGTTCTGGGAATCACTTATGCCCTGGAGGCTTAACCGTTGGGAGGTTGTCGATATGTTTGACCAGAGTGATAGACTCTATGTAAGGAATATATTAGACAACGATCCAAGGCTGGGAGTCACTCACGGGAATTTCAACGGGCAAGGAACCGACACGAAGTTTTACAACCTTCATGACGTATTTGAAATTGCTTACCTCATAAAGTGGGGTGACGGTGGCTAAACCTTACCAAATTATAAAGAAAGGAGGTTTTATGACTATCCTATTCAGTATTGCAATCGGTTTTTTACTGCTGTATGCAATCGGCGAAATAGTCTCATTCTTTATTGATTAAGAGACCACGAAAAAAGCCCCGGGAAACCGGGGTTTTTTTTCGCCCTTGCCTTGCCCCGGCATTCTATACTTTTCCGCCGTTAAGCCCGCAAAAAACCCCATTATTTAAACTTACCAGTAACTACCAAACCAGAAAAAAGCCCTTTATTACGATCCATGCCAGTAAATAACTGGCCGCCCCGGGCCCGTGCTGCAGGTGCTGCTGCGCCTTACGAGGAGGGAACCTATACCCCGCCCCCGTCGAGAAACCGTCTAGAATGGGCAATTTTGGACGTTACGATCGTTACGGAAAAAGTTACAAAGGTTACTTTTCTAACCTTTTTGTTATACATAACGTCTTTTAATCAGAGTTGGTTGTCTTATTAAGAAGAAAAAACCCATTTTCCCCGCTCATTTTCGCCTCTGGTTTCATCTAAACAGGACAAGGTTATCTTATTTCCAGGACAAGAAAACCCCAAACACCCCCCAAAACCGCTTTAAATCCTAATATATTTAATCTCCGGGGGATTTTCAATTTCTAATATTTAGGGCTCAGGGGATTCCCGCTTCTGCATTTTCCTCCCCCAGGAATATTTTTGTCTGGGCAGCATTTTATTAAAGCATTTTGGGAGGATGGAAATGTCTGTTTCAATATTTGCATAAACGGGGTAAATCAGCTTGCAAAACGTCTCATTTTCGCTAATATTTTTCGCAAAAGGGCAAAGCGATTCTGGGTCATCAGAATGGGTGCATTTATCTAAAAAAGAAAAACACATAACATACCCCCCGGTGTGCGGAGGGCTTGCACTTTCTTCACTTTAGAACCCCCCATAGTGCAAATAGTGCAAATAGTGAAGCAAACCCCCACGCAGCCCCCCCTTAGCTATGACAATAAATTCCATAGCTCATTTTTGATGATTTTGTACCTTCCATGGGCCATTTTTTGGATAGTTCCGAGCTCATTTTGGCGGTTAATCCAGTTAAACACACTTCGCCTTGTCAGACCCCTGTCAGAAAGCACTCCTTCGATCTGCAAAGTAGCAACTTCTGCATCTTTATCCGCAAGGTTCAGAAGCTCTCCCAGCATCTCAAAATTCCTGTTTTTCTTAGGTTCGTGGTAATATATTTCCTCCCGGTTCGGCAATGGTCCCAGCCAATCGAACTTTAATTCTCCATTATCCCCTTCCAGCCTAATTCCGCAAGCCACATGGGTAAACTCAGAGGCCATTCTCGACTTGGTGATCTTAAATATCCGCAGTTTTTCATCGGGATCAATCTCTGCTCTGGCTATCTGGATGCAAAATTCCAGGTTATCCGTTAATAATTTCCCTCCTCTAATATGTTCTTTCCGCAGAACAAACGAATCTCCGCGAGGCTTATTATTGTGGTTGATCACCATAAAAGACACTCCAAAGCTATCCACCAGGCTTCTAATAACTGAGACAACGTCTTTCACTTCATGGTTTTTTGAGATATCCTTAGACGTACTTGTATAGAGATTGTCAATCACCACAAGGTCATACTGATCTCTTCTATTCGCCTGTAGGTTCCCCTTAAGCGAGCCCCATTTATCCTTGAATATCTCCCCCAGGTCTTTTTTCATAACGGTTTTCAGGTTCACAAGGTTCTTAATCTTGTCCGGGTAGCTATTCTGGTAATACTTCAATATCTGCGGTACTCTCTGCTGGACCAGCCCATCGTCCATTTCAAACTGCACGAGAAGAACCTTTCTCGGCCTGGGAACCTGAAAGTGCATAAACGGCACTCCCATTGCCACAGACACCGCAAGCTGCATAGCCAGGATAGATTTCCCTGTATTGTCGCTCCCTGCGATCATAGAGAGTCCTCTGGTGCAGACAATATCCTTGCAAATCCATTCCACGGGGTCAACATCAACATCCATATAGTCCGCAAGGCTGATCTCGCTCCAGCCCCCGTAATCTCCCGCATTCTCCCCAAAGGCATACCCATCCCTATCTAAGGCGAGAAACAGCGAATCTACCGTCCCTTTCTCCCGAAAAAAGTCAGTCAGGTCGAATCCTTCCCTTTGATCTTTCCAGTTGAATACTTTGATCCTGGTATCGGGAAACTTGAAGTTAATTTCCCTGGCGGCCTTCAGGGCTCCTTCTCTTCCGGGGGTGTCATTATCGTAGATGACAACAATATTTTTGAATCTCTCTAATTTAGATACATCTTTGGGAACAGCTCCCGCACCTGAGGTGAATGTAACTGCCTGGAGCCCGTGGCAGAGTGCTGTTATCGCATCTTTCTCGCCCTCAGTGATCCAGAGATAGCTTTCAGCGTTCCCTTTATCGAGGACAGCTTCGGGGTAAATCTTATTGCTGGCTTGTCCGTACTGTCTGCCTTTATGGTTTTTAATATGCTGGAGCACCCCATTATAGTAAACCCCGAATTGCAGTTTGCCTGTACTGGTATATCCTACAGCCATTTCTTTATTCAGAGCGATACTTGACCAGACTCCCTGTAAACTCTCCCGTTCCAGCACCTTCTCAAAGTTATCCTTTAATCTCTCCTGTGCAGATTGATGGTTTGCTTCAATTACAGCAGCGGTCCGCTTCATTTGCCCATTAGAAATCTTACCGGAGTGTTTACAGGATTCCTTTTTGCAGTGGAAAGACCCGCTCTCCCCTGAGATCGCCAGGGAGCCATACGAGTTGCATTCCGGGCAAGTGGCTTTAAACCAGCCCTTATCCCCGCTGGACTTGGCATCGGGGAAGGTGTCTTGGATGTTCACCACTTTCTCTTCTTCAGTTCTTTAAGCCTCGTATGCGCTGCCCCGTTCTTCTCAATTTTGCCAATTCTCATAAGCCATTCGTAGAGTCTGATAATTTCCTGGCGTGAGACCAGGCCGCTTGAGGACCAGCGATAGTTTCCTTTAGCGGTCTCCATCTATTTTACCCTCTATCCTGTCTAATCTGAATATTATACTGATGAATAAAAGCATAATGAACAGCACATAAAGCTCCCAGAACGGGAAGTTCGGCGGTTCTATTAGTGATGAAAAAAAGTATTTTAATTCCTGAATCATATTATACCCCCTTTTTTGGTCTTAGGTTTTCTTTTTCTATCTTTTCTATATATCTTTTTACCTCATCGTTATAAGAGAACCATTCGCCATTTATGAAATGTTTTTTAAGGTCTTTATGTATCTCTTTCTCTCTCCATTGAAAGGATGGGAAAGAGTACAAAAGTTCTAATTTATTTGGGTTTGCAGTTTGCAGTCCACTCATCCTAAGAACAGGATTCTTGCTGTACCCTATCTTTACAAAATCCTGGCTCCTTATAAAATAAATATGGCATTCAGACTCATCATCCAGCTGCCATTCTTCACTAACAGAAGAAAGTTCTGTGATCTTATCTTCCACCCAGGTTTTAATATCCGCCATAGATACCTTAAGGCTATCTAATCTTCTATCAAACTTCACCCACTCTTTTGACAGCTTGTCTACCCTTTGCTCGGTAAACTCAAGTCTGTACCTGTTCATACGACAGGCTCTCCAGTTGGGTTAGCCATAGAATAAGGAGGCCCGTAGTTCTGCACTTCTTCCCTGAGTGCCTTTTTTGCGACCTCCCTTAGCTTAATCGGGTTCGCCTGGTCGCTTGCTGAGGCAATCTCTTCCAGGGCTTCCTTATATCTGTCCATTATTTGCTCAAGTTCAAGCAGCATCTCTTGAAATGGTCTATTAGTTTTCAAGATCACATCTCCTGATTTTCTTAATTTCGTATTCATTCCACGGTATGCGATAGTACCATTCATGTAAAAAGGCTATTGCATCTTTTTTACGATCAAACACTTTATTGGGCTTATGGGCAAAAGATAAAAAAAATCGATTATCAATAAGCCAGGTTTGACCAAATCTATTTAGATGAGGCAAAAGTGATGCTATTGCCCAAACTTCATTTTTCATTCTTATCTCCTTTTGTGCGGATTACCATACATATGATAGAGCACCAGCAGAGTACAGCGAGTACAAAGAGAAGGTATCCTATCAGAAAATATTTCATATTAAAAAACTGGAAACTCCATATAATTATAAAACCAATCCCGTTCCCGCTCCTGCCCGTTTTTCGCCCTGCGGTACGCAAGCTGTATGTGTTCCTGCCCTTTCCAGGGGATATAGGCAATTTTCCTTATGGGCCCGAACCAGACTGCCATCACATCGATCTTATGTTTCATCCTGGCGTGTTTTTTAATCTTCAATTCCACAGATGTTGCATACCGGGATTTAGTGATTGTTTTTATTTGCACCCGCTTAAAATTCGATCCAGTAAAAACCAGAATGTCACAGCCTTTATCATCGACAAGAGGAACGTAAACATCAAATTCCGGGTAATTAACCGCCAGATCGTGTAAAACAGCCGTTTCACCGATTTTCCCGACTCTTGTTGTAGAAAAGCCTTCAAAATCACCCTTTAAAGGCTCAAACTCTTTGTTAGCCATATCCAACTATACCCCGAAATCGGGCTCTGGGACGGGCAAGTCCTTGCCACACTCAACGCATGACAAGGACTTAGGAGCATTGTTTTCCGCCTCGGCTGGCTGGTACTCTGTGGTCTCATGCTCACAGTATTCCTGTACAAGACATTCCTCACACATTCTCTCCTCCAGATCGCCTCCGGGCCCGATCTCGAACTCGCAGATGATACAGGTCCACATTATAACTCCTTTTTTAGTTCATACATTGCCAGAGCGTGTTTGAATATTTTCGCTCCAATATCCAATGTATCACGATGCACCGCATGGTAGTGAAAGTCCCCGGTCTCCTTGTCCAGCCTCAGGATCACGCCACCGTCTATCTTCGCCTTTGGCTGTAATTCCTCGTACATGGTGCAATACTGCCCAAGTTGGACCCGCATTTCCGGGTAAGTGTCTCTACTGGTTTTAATATCGTAGATATAGATCTTTTTTCCAATCTTGAACACCCCGTCAGCGGTCCCGCCGACCCTCTGCTTTTCAGAAACCATTCTAATCTCTGCTGCCACGAACTTCGGCTTGGTCTGTTCCCGCCATTCCCGAAAGGCCATGAGTGCTTTCATGGCCCTGACGGTCTGGTTCTCGGTCCAATCATCCGTAATCTCGTAGTCGGTTCCATTAATATCAGCCTCACAGAGAGAATGAGCCAGGGTTCCGGTATCGGCAGCATCTTTCGTATAGGCATGAGGGTCTTTCCCCTCTTTAACCATCCTTATCCCCCAGTTCATCAGGATAGATTTATTCCATCCAAGCTGAGAATTGAGGATCGTGGTTACTGATGGGACCACATTGCCGTCTTCAGCCATGTATTTGGTGTGGACTTTAAACTTCCCCATTACTTACCCCATTTGTCATCCATGACGATCTGGGCAATAACCCCATACACAGACAAGTCCTGAAAGGTATCCTTCAGGCTCTCGTCTACAGCAATCTCGCCATTATTGGTGTGAAGTATATTCAACAGCCTCTGCACCTTATCATTCATGCGTACGGCTAACGCCAGGAGGGATAATTCCTTATTCCCGCCCATAGAGATATTGCCGGGACCGTAGTCATGCTGTTTTTTCGCAAACAGTTCATACTGACCGCTGTTGATTTCCTTAAAGGATTTCATAGTCTCAGGGAATTTCCTCTCAACCTTTTTAGTGATATTCCCATCGAACAATTCAACAATGCTGTCGAATTTGGGATTGTGGCCGTTGGCATTCTTCCCCTGGATGCGAAAGGTTGCTTGTCTACCGCCAGTAACATCTGCAAAGCAGTTTCTCAGGACTCTGATTCCCTTCAGGACCAGGTCTCTGCTGAGTTGACTTCCGCCATTGATCTCTATGGTAACGGTATCATCACCATAATCAATCAGTTGAGCATTTTCCATTATCGCCCCTAAGCTGGGCGTTTCTTCAGCCACTTTCTCCAGAAATCTCCTCCAGTAGTTATTATTAAAGGATGCGTGATCGTTTCTTCGTAGCATGATTGAACCTCCTCATCATGTATCTGTGCCACCACCGCTCCGTGCGGTGAAAGCCGTTTATTAAAAACCATGTGCGGATCATCTCTCCGCTTGTGTAGTCCATGTAAATGAACCAATCTCTAATCCATCTCATCTTAGGCAGCATTTCTTGTATTTCTTTTTTGACCCACAAAAACATTCTTGATTGCGCCCCAGAAGCCCTTTGGCTTGCTCGTTTGAGGTCGTGAACGGGTCTTTTCTGTAGAGCCTTTTGAAACCTCCGTATCCTCCAGCTTGTACGATAAGCCTGGTTTTGACGCTCGGGCTTCTTTTGCCCTTTCGATCTGACGGCGTGTATTTCTCCGCCGGACCCATTCGGAATGCGGGTACTTCTTTTTGTGATGCTTTGTTATCGGTGTCATATTCCACGGTGCTCCTTGCATAATTCTCTTTTCTTTCCATAGGTTGGTATTGTTCCTTTCGAGTAGTAGCGGTATACCCTTTCTCCCATGAGGCTGATATCGGACCAGACCCCCATGCAAACGGGGCATACTTTCAGCACCTGGTCTGCCCTTGTCGATATTTTCCTCGTTTTTTTCTTTTTAACTTTATTAAGGGACATTCTCTCAAATTCTCCTGAACTTTATTTTCCGATCCAGATGCACCGCAGTAGATATGCCTCTTGTGATGAGCACAAAAGGGGCACTTTCGGAACTCGATTAATGGACACGGCTCAAACATTCCATGAGCCAATCATAATCCACGATTGCCTTAAAATTCTTATTTCCATTCTCTCGCATAGTTTTAATATTGCTATTGCCTAACTCGAAATACTTTGGCGCACTTTTTCTGCTCTTCGCCTGGAGCCTTGTTTTATAAAACTTGTCGGTTGGGATTAGGTTATGGTTAATAATAACCACATCAACATCAGAAGCCTCTCCCATGCTCCTGCCATCGGAGCCGAAAGCACGGACTGCCTCCAGACCATGCTTAACGGCTCCATTTACACACTCGACTTCGTGGCGGTAGCCCTTCTTCTTAGGGGACTTTAGAATGGTAAGTCTTCTTCGGAATCAGACTTAATGATCTCGAAGGGCTTCTTAGCCCCACCATTCCGTTCCGAGAACTGTATCTCGTTCAGGTAGAATGAGATGTACTTCTTATCCCCGGCTTCCGTCTGTTTCGCCATTGCATTGATATTCACCAGATCGCCCCTTTGCGGTGCGCTCGTGGTCTTTTCCACCTTTTCATCATAGATTTCAGGGAACGAGACCATCTCGCTGTGGAGGTTTGTTTTGATCTTCAGCTGTTCACCGTACTCATCACTCACCTTATGCCCAGCCAGTTTCCTGGTCTTGCCAAATTCGGTATGAATCTTATTCAGCAGTTTCTTGGCTTCATTCTCAATAGCAATGGTTACGGAGTGCTCCTTATTATTGAAGCTGGTATCCAGTTCTGCCAAATGAGAAAAAACCACAGCAACATTTTCAAATGTCACTGCTTTTGATGTTGGCTTTGCTTTTGCCATGCTTTCTCCTTTTGTATTATGGTTATCAGGGAATTAGCACACACTATAATCGTGAGTGCTGCCAGAATTATTTTGATTGCGTTTTTGCACACAATATGTGCAAGAGAGCTAAATAATGATCTCATAGTCGGCTCCATAATGGTCGCACAGTTGCGCTATCATATTCCGTAAAACGTTCCTATCCTGCACTTCCAGCCCCACCACTCCATACTTATTCATCCCCTGTTCATACACAGTGTATCCTCTGCGGGAGATTGCGGTTGTAACCGCTTTGCCGATATCCTTAGACTTCTTGCTTTTTTGGATTATGAATCTCATAGGATACCGGGGAGAAAAATAAGGAAAGGAAAGGTTCCTCCCCGGCTTTGCGGAGTCCCCAATGCGTGTAGTTGTAGGCGGGGACTACTAAGGAGTTGTTTGCCAGATTGCATCATCTAATGATGATTTCAGTACGAGTTTGGTAGTTCTGTTGCTTTTGGGATTCGCAACTTTGATTTTGAGTCCTTTAGTATGTATAAGGAGTCTTTGGCACCATGTGCGTGAATGCCCGGTGTACTTGGGTAATGCTGAAAACGGAATCCAGTAATCAGACATTGTTAAACAGGTCAGTGTAATCAATATTCAGAGCATTTGCACACTTTTTTTTGTATATTTCGCTGAAATTACGCTTGCCGTTAATCATCTTGTGCATATATGCCCTGGTGATGTTTAACTGACGGCCCAGCCACGCAATAGAGCGTTCCTGGGACTTTAATTCAGACATGAGTTTTGCATTTTCCATATTCAAATTCCCTATGTTTAGATTACAAATTGTGTACAAATGTAATAACATTAATTGGATAATAAAATATTTAATTTAATACTTGTCAACAAGTTGTAGACTATGTACATTATAGCATATAATAAGGAGAGACTATGAACAAACTTGAAGCCATAATTCATATGCTGGACACCAATCCGCACTTGTCCATTTCTGAATTGGCGAAGAGAACTGGTTTATCGAGAACGGTTTTCTATAAATGGAGAAAAGGAATTTTTTCTAATATACACCCAGACAGTGTACAGAAGATCGCTGATGCGACTGACACGAAAGTCAGTATCGACGGCGACAGCATTAATATCATAATAGAGGAGGAAAAAATGCTATTAAAGGCAGATGAAATCATCAATAACCTGAATGAAACTATCAGGTTGCAGAGAGAAAAGATCAGCACCCTCGAAACCCAAATGAGAAACCCTATATATGAGCCACATTCTTCCGCATTCGATATCGTGATGGCCCAAGTCGAAGATGTGACGAGCCGATGGAATTGGGTTTTTCAAAATTCGCCTGTCCCGATGTCTATAGCAGTAGACGGTATCATCCAGAGCGTAAATAAGGCACTTCTCAAGATGCTTGAGTACAAAAATGCGGATAGTATCAGGATGAAGCATATCTTAGATTTTGTCTATCCTGATGACCGGGACCATGCGACCAGAGTTTTACGCAAAAAAGACAGAAAAGTAGAATTGCGGATCATTAAGGGCAATGGTAACTATTGTCAGGTGAGAATTAACGCAAAGCAATTCACTGATGCGATGGGGAATGATTATTCGGTTGCGAATATTGAGTGTGTAGACCCCGGTTGCCCAGATCATAAAGGAGAATAAAATGGCTTACATAGAACCGCACCCAACCAACCCCCGCATCCACCGTATAAGGTGGCGTGACCATACCTCAGGCAAACTGGCCCATGAGACATTTACTGGCACACTGCGGGAAGCTGAGAAAGAATGTCAGTATTGGGCCAGGAAAGAACAGTTGTCGAAAAACGGATTCATCGATAACCGTGTTAATATGAATGTCACGCTCGGTTCCCTTGAAGAGTGGTATTTCAATTATGGTTTAAAGTGGAAAAACCTGAAACGGGAAAAGCCGATCTCGGAAAAGACGAATATACTGACCAAAAGAGCCTTCAGCCACTTCATCAGGGATTTTGGCCCCCAGTATCCGATAGACTCACTCTCGTCTACGGATTACCGGGAGAAGAACCCTCATCGGAAACTCAATGGCCTGAACGTGAATATTCGCTCTCTCGTGGCAGTCATCAATGTTGCAATAGCGCATAAGCATAAGGTCGTGAAGCGGATGCCGTCTGAACTCTTCAAATTCACTGTAGACCACGGCACTCCATTCTACCTGGAACCTGATGTAGTTAATGAAATCCTGGCTCTGGACCTGGATGAATTATACCAGGATAAGCCCTGGGACTTCGACAGGCGGGAGACCATGCGGATATTCATGCTCTATTTGCACACAGGATGCCGTTTAACGGAGCTTTTAACCTTAACATGGGATAAGGTTAGCTTTGCCGAGAAATCGATCATTGTGACAGGGAAAGGTGATAAGACCCGTAAGGTCTATGTAACTGAGGCAGCAATGGAAATCTTCATGGAGATTGCGGATCGGGAAAGACCGATGCCTTATACTAATTTTAAGGTCAGATCACGCTTAAATGACCTAAATCGATTCACGGGTGTCAAATTCACGCCCCATAATCTGAGATCAACTTGCGGATCATTTATGCTGTCTGCGGGATGCTCGATTGAAGAAGTTAGCGACCATCTCGGGCATGAAGATATACAAACTACACGGAAGTGGTACGCTCGGATTATTGATGAAAAAAGGCGGGATGCAACGGCAAAGCTGGAAAAATTCGCCCGACATTTACCGATCTCAAGTTCTCCACTCGTCGAGAGACCGAACGCTTAGGAGGCACTTGCACTTTCCATTATGCTACGAGGGCATATTGGCCTTTATTCCGACGAGAAAGCCCTTACAATTTAAGGGCTTTTTTGTTTTATGAAAAAGCGGTAAATAGGTCAATTTAGCCCCTTAAAGGTACATAGTTTCCCGATATTTCCCGACGCTTAAGATAGCTGTTCCCGCAGTGTAAGTGATGCAGAAAATATCGTATGGGCTACTTCCGTGAACTTGATCGGACCATCCAGCCTCACATAATGGAACGGGCCCGTGGTCCCATCTTCACTATAGATAAATTTCTTGTAATTAGTCACCTGGGCCTCCATGCTTTGGAGACTCGACTTAAACGCGCTTGAGATATGTGAGAAGTTCATAGAGATTGTAGAAATAGGGTCATGTTTTTTAATCGCATACTCTACCCCGCCTATTGACCTTTGCACACCCGTGCCAAATATCTCCTGTTCCCCGATACCTATATCCGGGTTTACGGTAAATTCTAATTTCTGCCCTATAATCATTTCAGACGCATTATCTACTGCATTGCCAACCGTAGAAACCCTTACAATCCAATATCTATGACTACCAGATGATAGGCTAAAGGCTTGCCAGCCTGTTGTAAAATCTGTTGTTATAGTTGTGTTCAGACTCCCGCTTGAGCCATCATCAGAACTATATACCACTATTGCATCCGTTTCGGCAGAAGTGAAATAGAGTGCGATAAAGTCTATTGTTTTTGCTGAACCAAAATCCACCATCACCGCATCATTATAATCAAAACTGCTCATGGCCTGGGAAGTCGATTGATCTATCAATCTCCCTTCATTAGTAATAGAACTGCTCGATGAAAAACTGCCTGAATATGTTCCATCTGTTAGAGTGGACTCTAATAATCCACCAGAATCGTAATAAAATGTTTTTGCCATTATCTACCTCAACTTAAATCATGCAGTTGAAAAGCCTTTATTTTAATATTGTCCGTTGACTTTTTCGTACTAATCACAAACCAATATTTATATATTGTCTGGCCCATTCTCGTGCTGTTTGTTAAAATGCCCTCCCCAAAAATCTTAAAAAATGTGTCAACTGTACCATCCCAATCTGATGTAGTGCTTTCCCAAACGGTCCAGGTGGTATCCCATATATCGCTTATCGATAGGTCTATAACATCACCTATTTCCAGATACATATATTTAAGGGGCAGAGTGATATCTAATATATTGTGTGGCTGTTGCCATTGTTTTAAAAGATAATCCTGTAGATACCCCGCCGTATCACTATCTGCTATATGGGAAGATTTATACTCCAATAAAGAATCCGCTGCCGTTACGTTGTACTTAGATTGTGCATCTGTTTCCTGGGATGCAGATGTCTCTTTTCTGCTGTTGCCTGAATAATCATTAGCATAATGGACTAAAACCTTAGTCCGAATATCTTTAATAGGTGTCCTGCTGTAGCTAATATCCAATATATCATCCTTATAGATCGTAGCATCTGATGATGAGTAGGTGTCTTTAATGACCTTATGCCTGATGGTATTATCAGCCCTAATAAATGAGAAACTCCGTGACTCCCGGCAAAGGGATGTGATTAAATCTTTTGTATCGGTTTCCTTTGGTATTGTGAAACTGTGTTTCCAAGAAGAAAGAAAGTCAGCGGTCACATTGAAATCATCCTCAACAATATCCGCATCAACAAAACCGAGATCATCCCTGTAAACGCTCTCAATAACCCCAGATGGATTTTCGATCAGATCACCGGAACCATCATCTTTAGGATGGTTAACGCTAAACCCTTCTGCTGTGGAACGCCCATTGACCCAGGTTCCATATTCCCTTCCGCTCATTCTTGCATATACTTCAAACCTATTGCGGTCTATCAAACTGGTTGACCCAAACACGAGTTTAACTTTCTTATATAATTCATGCACTTGCAGATTCACGAGCGGGGTCTTGGCAGATGTCGGCTGTCGGACTGTTAAATCCAGATAACCGCTTGCAGCACTGCCTACCATCTCAGCCGTTGCGGTTTTACCGTTTTGTGTCTCTGTGATTGATAGACTAAGATCATCCGTTCTGTCTAAAACGTCTGGTTTTGGTATATACTTGCCAAGTGATACACCCTTATATTCTACAAACCATTGATTACTTGATTTGGTTATAGAAAGGCTGTCAAAATCACTTAAAGCCGTGATTGCAGAATTTAAACTGGCTGCGTTTGCACTTTCTAATATATTGGCAGTAGCAGTACCGTCAAAACTGAGTTTAAATGTGTCGCTACCGTCACCCCCTGAGTATTCAATAGTGTTTTTTGTAGGTGCTAAATCAGATGAGCCTATATCGTGAATGGCTCCTTCTGATGTTATTGATTTTACATTAAGGGTACTGGAAACATCTATCCCCGACCCGCCAACATACGCAGTAATGTCGCTATCATCTCCAGAATAAACTGTATAATTACCCTTGTAAAATATTTCTATATCATCAATATATTCATAGCCAGACATATCATAATCGGGGAAAAGGACTCTTAATATTGCGGTTTTAGTTCCTGAGCCTGAACTGAATGTTTGGTTAAGAACCGCTTTTGTGCTTAAATCTCCATCGCCAGCGTTACCTGGATCAGTAAAATCATAATCTGCCGAAGGGTTCGATCCGCCATTGCCCAACCACCAATCATATACAATCATATTATTAGAACTAAAACGAAGGACTACGCTTGTATATCCATTCCCATCCGGGTTTGAAATGGTCACATGGGATGTATCTAATTTTAAAAAGCGGTCTGTTGTTTTATCATAAAGCCAGATATCATCTGTGGTTAATGCGGAACTGGTATCATTGGCGAATATGTACTGATTTCTATTCGCCTGACTGTCTAAGCCCTTTACCATTACACTATCGTTAGATAGGCTTATGGAGGGTGTCGTAGCATCAAGATTGGTGAATCCATGATCTCCAACTACAATATTAACGGGGATGCCCTTACTGTTATTAGGAGCAAGCGGGTAATCTGATGCGGTAATACGCTCAGATGGGACGGTAGTGTATTTTAATGAGTTGCGATCTTCGACAGTAAATTTAACAGAGTCAATATCGTGCTGAATCTCCCTTACAATGCCCACAAAAAACGGAAATGAATTGCTCCAGGTGGTAACGTCCTGTGTCGCTAATCTTATGTCGCATTTTCGATTATAGAATCCTATATCAGCACCGCTCCCGAGACTTGTATCCTCTATATAATCTGAGAATTTTACATTCTGCTTATAGTTATAATTGATGAAGTTTAATACCAGGTTGGAAATGGTATGATTATGGGAATGCACATCAATCCCCTCGCTTGATGTGATGTTGGACTTTAATAATCCACGGTAAAATACTGAGTCGTGGGTTATGTCATAAGTGGATACTGCTATATAAGATGATTCTGGTCCATAGTACAATCGGATAAGCGGGATAATCTTAACACTACTCGCTGCAACTGAGTTTGTCCAATCTGTTGATGTTGTAAGCATTAAGAGACCAGAAGATTAGATTGATTTCTTCGTACTGCTTGTTCTATAGCTGGGATTATGTGATCGACTACTGTTTCATCAACTAACGGAGCATTAACATTAACTGTGAAATTGGTCTCTGATGGACCATTTATATTCGGACTCGAAAGCGGAGTGATTTTGACCCGCTCTTTTCCGCCGGGATTATCCCCAACAACGATTGTCTGCGGTCCCGATGTTACAAAATCACCACCCTGAGCGAAAGTGGGCGGTTGCTGGGAGAGTACCAATTTCGCCTGTGCGGCCCCCATAGCAGCTATCGCAAGGGTAAACGGCAAGCCAGTTGGCGGGAACATTGCCACAGCTTTCATTATCGCTTCGGATGTCTTAAACGCAATGCTTGCCAGACTTGATAATTGCTCATACTTGAATATCCTCCTTGCTTCCGATGAGAAAGTCTCTCGCACTTCCCTTTCCATCTGCTTCTGCTTGTCAGCATCGGCTTCCCTGTACTTCCCTGTTTCTTTAAGAGCATCAATCTCTGCATCCTGGCGAGCCTTCATGTGGCTTTTCCACTTGGATGTTGTCTCGCCCAACATGGCTATTGTACTGGATGCGACTTGCTTTTGCATTGCTACTCGCTGGGCTTGCAGTTTGATCATCTTTATATCAACTTCCATCAGCTTGATCTTTAGTTCTCTTTCTTCAATCAATTTATTCTCTTTGGCTTCATGGAGGATTTGGAGTTCTGCGCCTAGTCTCATTTCTTGTTCTTTTATAGAGAGATACGGGACCATAAAAGATGATGCTTTTTGATATTTTTCATGGATTCCTTCGAGGCTATTTTTATTCTTTTCTAAAGTAATATTCTGAAGTTTTACCTTGTTATCTAATAATACTTGAGCCTCAGTCAGTGCTTTAGACCCCTTGGTTGTAGAGTTTAATTTCGCCTCCCATTCCTTTCCCGCTCTTTCCAAGGCATCCATAAATCCTACAATAAGAGACTGATTGGCAGTATTTACTTTCCCAAGTTCATCGAGGAAAACACCTAAAAATCCAATACTCTCTAATACTCCAATTTTAAATTCCACCCACCATTTTTGGGTTGGGACGCTCATTTCCCCAAGCACTTCATTAACATCCGAGAGTCTATTCTTTAATATTTCTAATTCACCTACTGGCGAGTTTCTAATTGCCTCTGCAAAACCTTTAAAGTTCTTGTCTAACTGCTCAAATAAAAACGCTGCTTCTTCTACTGGTCCATGAGCTCTGGCTATAGCAAGCCCAACCTTGTCAATAACAACACCAGAGCGGGATAACGCGGATACCTGACCCGTAAATGCCTTTCCTAATTGCAGGGCAGCACTGCGGACATCTCCGCCCATAGCTGCCGCCATATCAAGCATTCTCGGTGTGAGTTCACTTATGGTGGCTTCATTTAACTGGAAGGTAGTAAGGAGAGCCATGCCTGAGATGGTGGTCTCATCTCCGAAGGTAGTGGTTTGCTGTAGTTGGGCAGCGAGACCCTTGAGATTATCAGCGGTATTTGAAGTGGTCCCGGCAATGTTCCTGAGACCTGCCTCCAGCTTCCTTTCCTCATCTATCTGTTTTTTATATGTCTGAACTAATCTTTCGGATACCTTAATAAGTGTTCCAAAGGTAAAGCTGACCAATAATAAGTTATTTCTAAGAGCTCCAATAGAACGGCGTACACCAGATGTGGCTCCACGCATCCTGTCCAAACCCTTTTTAGTTTTGTCGATTTGACTCTGGGCCTTTTCAAAGCCTCTCAGGTAAATATTTATATCAAAGCTATTTCTTGGCATCTTGATCCACCTTTATGCAAGCGTTATATTCCTCATCAATAGCCGAAAAGACTACTAATCTATTGTATTCCACCTCGTCAATAGAAGCTGCCAGGGGAATGTTAAACCTCTTCATAGCCATATACTCCTCAAGGATCATATTGGTCTCAGAATCAAGGAAATAGGAGGCATCGGCGCATAGGACAAGGTTATGGTATAAATTAGCACCAGGCGTGAATTTACTCCTCTTCCCCTCTTCTAAAATCCGCTCAATCTCTGCCCATAACTCATCTTCGTCGTAGGTGATCTTTTTTTTGAGAGTGGGGCTCTGGCATTCATAGGGGAAGATCAGGGTTCTTGTATCAGCTTTCTGATAACTCATCCACAGCCCCACCCGAGCTTTAATTACTTTTTTTTAGAAGGTTCCTTGTACTCGTTATAGACTGCCAGGAGGACTTCGTCAATCTGGTTGTCATCAAGTTTAGCAAAGGCATCTTCTGGGTTTTTGAAGGCGAAATCCATGACCCATTCAAGCACTTCATAGAACTTGTTAAGGTCGACCTCGCCATCAGATACAGACCTGATCTCCAGGCTATGGAGCTTACGCCTGTCGCGGAAGGTAAGGTCACGGACTTCAAATTCGCCGTGAGGGGTTTTAGTTGTCATTAAGTAAGTTTCAAGTACATCAATTTATTTGAACCAGTTGCTGTTGCTGTAAATGGAAGTTCTATAAATACTCCATCCTCTGAACCAAGATCAACATTGTGTCCTGTATATTTAACTGTCGGAAATTCAAAGAATATTTTAGTAGCACTGCCACCTCCGGAGGTTCCTTCGTCACCGACAAGAATAGCTTTAGATGTCCCTGCTAACCAGAATGCCTGTTGAGCAACAACATTATCATCCATTTTT